AGCCAGTTTAGACACTAGCTTTCAAGCGAGCGAAGCGAGCGTCGAAATTTTTGAGGGGCTGATTTCTCAACCCCTCTGATTTTCGTTCTGCTTCTTGTGTTATGAAGCTCGCTTAGCCATTAAAGCTTTTAGCCTGTCTTGTTGGCTAGTTGGCATTGGCTGTGCTTTAGGTTTAGCAGTTCGGGAAGCTTCCCATTTTTCGCCAGTTACAGATTTATAAACTTTGCAACATAACTTGTGCAAATGTTTAATATCCTGCTCTTGTGCTTCCCGAATATTGCGACGCTCAACGGCTTTATCAAGCCTACCTTGTGCACCTGCAATATTGTCTTGCACTTCCTGCTCAAATCTTGTGCTGTCTGTAACTGCTGACATTGTATAATAACTGATGCCATTATACTTATCGTTGCCATGTATCATAAAGTGAGTTCCTGAGCAAAACTGTCGAGCTAGTTGTTTCGCTGTTTGGTCATCAGTTCCATAAACTGACACTAGAAGCTCAAGCGCTTCAACTGTCAATTTATCCTGATCAAACAATATGTCTGCTGTTTGAGTAGCTTCTACATTGTTCATTTCTTCTAGTGCTTTGGTATCAACTTTTGAATTAGTCATAATATATACTCCATGTTTTATCAATTAACTAAAATAGTGTGAACCGACCAAGGTAGGGTGGTCGGTTGAGTCCGTGAAAAATAACTAACAAAAGGCACACGCGCGGCTAAGTCCGCGCCAAGTAAACTGCAATGGCATTACCAGTGCCGACCGTTACAACTTGAATCGCGGAAGGTTCATACTCGCGGATGCCCTGCCACTATCAGGCAGGTTAACAGCATCCGCAAAGGCAAAGGTGAATGAAAGCCGCTATTCTTGTTGTAACTGATTTGATAGATATTTTACACGAGTGAGACCGTCCACCCTACCGACTCGGTCACACTTCCCCCCCTCGAGGGGGGTTAGGGGGGTGGTAAACAAGTATCTTCCATATTCTAAACTTTATGGGGTTTGGGGCATAACGAAATGCCCCAAGGACAAGTCGGTACTCACCGCCCACAGGCGGCAGAGACCCTTGAGGCTCTGTCCTCTTGGATGAGTGACGCGGTTTCCGCAAAAAAGAGAGCAGCTCTGCTGCACAATAATCGCGGAAATGGCCCATAATG